AGCGCTATACATTGAACGATCGCGTCTCGAATGCTCATCGGTGGCTCACAATGCTTATCGATAATAGACCAATGCGGCCGACTCCGCCGATCAAGTATCTGATTATCGACAAGACGATCCTAGTTGTCTTACAAGGCGTCGTAACGGATCGCGCGCTTCTCAACGCGCAGCATACTATGTTTGCGGACCCCGCTTTTCGCGGCGATTATCCGCGGCTCATTGACGCGACGGGTTGTACGGAGATGCAATGTACGGCCGCGGTGATAACGCACGTCGCGCGTTGCGCGGTAGATCGCGGCTTGCGGCGAGCGGCTCTCGTCTCGAATCACAACGGATTCGTACAAGAGCTAATGAGCCTGTATGCAACGTATACCGGAGATGCGCGCGTCGAAGTCTTCCGGAATCGCGAGATCGCCGCGGAGTGGCTGCAAGGATATTACCGCGTCGCGAACAACGTAAGGGGCTAAAAACAAAAAGCGCGCTTTCCGCGAAGGTAGTTGCGGAAAGCGCGCTTATTTCGATTGAGAGAGTTACTTTAATGATCGGTTGGAGAGTCGGCGAACTTCATAACGACGACTAAAGCGCTTTGGATCCCCAATGCCACGCGAGCCGAGCGCGCTCTGCCGCGTACGCCGCGTTTCCTTGCTTGATCCAATAGGCGACGCTTTGTCCGTAGCGATTCGCTTGCATTAGCGCGAATTCCTTTTCCTGCGCTTCTCGATACCGTTTCGACGCTTCTTTTTTTTGTTTGACGAGTCGGATAATCTCGTGAGCTTCTAGCTTGGGAGGCTTCCTAGTACGGGTTGTACGTGGCATCATTCCGTTACTCGCCGACGACTTGAAGCTCTAACCATCCGTCCTTCGCCGACGAATCGGCTTCGAGAATATCGAGCGTAAATACGTCGTGAGCCTCGATCCGATACGGCGTCGGAGCATTGAGAAAGTTGAAGCGCGTCAACGGAGTCATTCGACCCGCGCGAAGCCGAAGTTTCGCGGACGTCGGAAAGATCGACGTTCCGTTGCGGAGAATGTCAACGACGATATCGGACGTCGTCGCTGTACCTTGCTCGATCGAGTTGAACCCGAGCGTTACGAGCTTCAGCCAGCCGCCTTTGCGAGCCGTCCGGAAGGCTTGCGGCGTCATTACTTCGAGCCCCGGATTCGTATCACCGTTGATCGTTTCCGCAAGCGTAAATGAGATCGCGGAGTCGATCCGATCGACGGGCTGGCGAGCGGCGAGCATAAGCTTCGAGAAAAACGTTGTTCCGCGGTTCGCTCGTTGCGGAGCGTTCGAGGCCTGGATAGTCCATCTCGGAAAGTTGCTCGCGATCTCGCGCATATCGACTTGCTCGATTAGGAAGTCGCCGTCGATCCCGTTCGCGTCGACGCTCAAGATCTGCCCCGGCTGCAATCCCGCGCGATCCGTTTCGATCGTTAGATTCGTCGGAATGACGGAAGCGCGAGCGAGCAACGATTCGGCGTACGTTTGCAACGCGTCGAGATTCGTTATGTCTTTCGCCTCTTCGAGCATCTCGCTATAGAGCGGATTCTCTCGATCGATGTCCGGATCTTCGGCGATCGCCACGTACGAGACGCGCGACGGATAGATGATATCGACGCTAACGCCATTAGGCGCAGGATAGCTTTGATTGTGATGGACTCCCGGCGTCTTGTTGATGTAATACCACTGCCAGCCAGGAGTCGCGCCGATCTCCGACAACTCGCATATCAACGTATCGTCGACTTCGATTCCGCCGACTAGGATCATCGGCTTGACCGTCAACGGATATTGGGTAAAGAAGATATGCTCGCCGCTCGCCGCGACGGTATCCGTCCAGAGCGCGGCGACGTCGCGAGAGTTCCGGACCTTGACGGACGTCGCGTATCGCGTCTTTGTTTGCGCGATAGACATCGATCTCCAGTTGCCGTCGTTTTGCTCGATCGCAAACGGAGCGGGACCGGATCCAGTTTCTTTGTTGACGAATCCAACGACTTTATACGGCGTAACTCGGAACTCGAGGTTCGCTCGCTCTGCGAGTTCCGCGAAGGCTTCCGCGGCCGTCTTCCAATTGAAGAGACAGTCGTCGCCGACGTATCCGTCGCCGCCTAAGTTGCCATACGTGAGGCCTGTCCCTTGCAGGAACTTGTCGACGATATCGAACGCGATGATCGAAGCGTACGAGCCGTTAGCATTGTTGTAAAACTTGGCGACGAGCCGACGGTCGAGAATCTGTCCGTAATCGGAACACCTGACGTTGATCTCGTAATAGCCGCTTGTTCCTGTCCAGTCGAGCCGCTCGAAGCTCTCGACGTATCCGCCAAAAAGACGCGTTCCGCTCGCGTTGTGGACGATGAGAACTTCGTCCCATAACTCGGGGGCATATTCGACGCCGTCCTTCGGAATGATCTTTAGCGAGGCCGTCATGCGCGCGCCGATCTGATCCGTAATCTCAAGACTCGGATTCGCGACATACCGCGAGCGATCCGAGCCCCCGATATAGATCGAGAAGCCGCGAGACGTAACGCCTAGAAACGTTCCCGTCGTTCCGCCGCGGATCGCGATCGAGCCGCCAGAGTTGCCGAAGAGAACGTCGCCGTATGTGCCGTTAGATCCGCCGACGATCGCGATCGAGCCGCCCGTTACTCCTGTGAGCGTTCCCATCGCTTACGCGCCGATCTTGAAGATCTTATTCGCGTCGTTCGGCCACGCGAGGACAATATCGCCGTTATCGGTTGCGTACGGAAGGCCTGTATAGGAATCGATCCGCCAAATAAGCGCGGACGTCGAAGGACTTCCGGAGTCTTTGTAGATTACGAGCTGAGTAATCGTATCGCCGCTCGCGACGGCCGTAAAGGTAGGATCGGCCGCGTCGAAGACTCCATCGGTAAAGCTCTTCGACGAGAGCGTCGCCGTCGCGATCCGCGCGCCTGAATCGATCGCGCTCAAGTATTGATCGCTCGACATATTCGCCGTATACGACGAATCGCAAGCAACGACTTTGATCGTATCGCTCGTTAGATTGATACCGGCCGCGGCGAGCGCGTTAATCCCTTTTACGTACGGTGCATCTGCCATAAAGAACCCTCACGCCTCGCGGCGTTAGCTTTGAAATGTGTTTTGGTGTTTGCGGAGCTTACCGGACCCCGAGATCGCCGATCCGAGAAACGAGATAGTCGACGTCGTCCCGGCCGCGGATCGAGCCGACATTGACGACGATCGGAGATCCGGACGGCCGGTTATAGTTGTTGATCGGCTCGAAGCTGCTCGCGCCGGTTATCTTCGGCGACGTCAAAGCGGCGAGCGAATTCGCTCCGCTACTTGCGACGACGGAGCGGAGATCCGCAACGGTAGAGAATCCGGCCGCGGCGAGAGCGTCGGCCGCGGAAGCAATCGACCCACCGGCCGCGCTTAATCCTTCGGCGACGTCGTCGAGGCCGATCGAGTGCAGGAACGAATAGGCGTCGCTATCGCTCATTCCGGCCGCTTTAAAACTGCCGGCCAGCGAAGAGAGGGAATCGGAGCCGAAGACTGCGCCGACGCCACCTAGCCCGACGCGCGCGTTATTAACAGTGCTTGCGGACGCTTCAGCCGTAATCGTTTCTCCGAGATCGCCGATCGCGTCCGCGAGAGCGGCCGATCCGGACATCGTAATCTTCGTATTTGTATCGACGGCTTCGGCGACGACGTCCGTCGACGTCTCTTGACCGTCCTTTACTTCGTCGAGCTTCGCGACGGTGTCCTGCTGACCTTTACCGATCGCCTTCATCGTTGCGCCGTCGTTCGTCAAGATCCCGAAGAGCGTCTTAAAATTGCCGTCGATCATCTCGTAGAGTCCGGCGAGCGCTGTCGGATCGATTCCGCCACCCCCACCGATTACAGTCGCATTGATCGTCGTCGGAAGCTTCGACGGATCGAGCGTCGCCGTTTCCGGATCGAGCGCGCTTTGCGTAGAACTCGACGAAGACGACGACGTCTTCGAACCGCTATAGATCGTTTGACCCTTGAGCGAGTTAATGTCGTGTTCAAGCGCGAGAATCACATCGTACAAGTCGTAATAGTTGCGGACCATCGCCGACTCGTTCGCGTCGGCAGGATGCGCTAACTCTCCCGCGCGTAACTCCGCGGCGAGCGACGCTGGCAACTTCTCAAGCAAAGCGTTTTGCTTGTCGATCGCGTCTTGTCGCTTCATCTGAAGCTCTGCGAGATCTCCGCTCGTCGATCCACCGGCCGACGAGCTTCCGCCGATGCCACCTTCGCGGATCGCCGAAGACAACGCCGTTACGGCGTCGCGGATCGCGGCCGTAATCCGATCGGTCGAGCTTTCGAGCGCGGCGACTAGAACTTCGGCGAGGCCTCGCTGGCCTTCCGGAAGCGCTTCAATCGCGGCGACAAGCGGAGCGTTCGCGTCGGCCGTTTGATCGGCGAGCGTTTGCAATTTGTCGCGGATCTCCTCGACTGTCGTCATTAACGACGCGAAGTACTCGAAGTACTTGTAAAAGTCGTCGTTAATGTCACCGAGCCGCGGCCACCACTTTGTGGCTTCGTTGATTAAGTGGGCGAGGTTAATCGAGAGTTGCGCTGTGTTTCTCTCGACTTGATTCATCGTACCTTCGAGCCGCGCGAGGCCGATGCCGCTTACGATCGCGTTCGCAATTGATCCGGCCGCGCCGACCCAACCGGCCGCACCGGACAACGCGCTCGAAGCGGCCGATCCGCCTCCACCCTTACCCGACATCGAACCGAAGAATCCGCCGAAGTCGGCCGTATTCGAAGCCGCGCTCGCTCCTGCTTTCGTCGCGCTCGCTCCGATACCAAAGACGCTCTTAATGGACGAGCCTATATCACTAATGCTCTTTGCAACTCCCCCTAATCCTTTACCGCTCAATAAGCCTGTGAGCGTCTCGCTTACGAACTTCGACAACGCGGCCGTAACGGGTTGTATGAATGAGGCCGTAACGGCGTCGCGGAGATCGCGCCATAACTTCGTAAACTTCTCACCCCAGTTTTTTGTGCCGTCGAAGAGCGTCTTCGCGGCGTCTTGAGCGAAATTCGTAATGATCGTCGAGACTTCCTTCGAAAAGTCCTTCCACTGATCCTTAACGCCTTTCACCGTAACGCCGTGATCGGCGAGCCGCTTGTTGACTACCTCTATTTGCTTATCGAGAGCTTCGATCGCTTCTTTCGATTCGCCACGGGCCACCGCGAGAGCGCGTTCTTTTTCGAGAGCGTCCTTTAAAACGCCGTCGTATTCGGTCTGCGTCGCGATCATATTGCCGTTGGCGTCGACGATCTTCTGAATGTTTTCGAGACGCTCGCGCGCGGCTTTCGCTTCCGCTTCGGCCGTCGCCGCGGACTTTACGCCAGCCGCTTTCAAGATGTCTTCGAGTTGATTCGCATCTTTGAGGGTCTGTTTAAACGTGTCCTGTAAGACTTGTCCGACTTCCTTCGAGATCGCACTCAACGAAGTCATGCGCGTAATAATCTTCGAGATCGACTCGTCGAGCGCGGCTGCGTCCTTGTCGAAGTCGCCCATATTGAGGCGAATGTCCCAAAGATCGGCCTCGCCTTTTAGGACGACGGCCTTATCGCGTAACTTGTCGAAGTTAACGATCGCTTCGGCCGTTGCCGCGGAGAAGTGGCCGAATTTCTCTTTTGCTTCGTGTACTTTCTTCGCCGCGATTCCGGCCGCGTTGCCGGTGGCCGTCAATTCGGGGTGTAACTTGCGCTGCGCTTCCGTTACCTTCATCGTTGCCGCGGCGAGTTCCTCTTTCGAGGCCTTCATCGCTTTCAACGCCTTCAAGGTGTCTTGCGCGACTTTCAACTCTTGCAGGTTCGCGGCCTTTTGAGCATAGATCGCCTCGACGTTTTTGTTTACCGCGTCGGCCGTCGTCTTTCCGCTCGCGTCGTCGATCGCCTTTTGCCCCATCTTTCGCATGGAATCGGCGACGCCTTCCTGCGCTTTTTTCGCGGCGTTTTCGAGCAACGGAAAGCGGCCGGTCAACTCTTGAATTCCGAGCGCCAGGTCGCGGAAGCTTTGCCGGACGGATGCACCCGGAACGACGGCTTCCCAGAAGTGCGCGCCGATATAATCGGCCGCGACTTTCGCGTGTTGATATAGATCCTCGATCGAGACGCCAGCGCTCTTGACTTCGCTACTAAAGGCCTTTGAGCCGTCGGCGGAATTCTTCGAGGCTTGATAGATCTCGTCCATCGCCTGAGCGAACTCGATCGCACCGGTTGCTACCTCCGCGAAGTTGATAGCAACGACGACAGCGCCTAGGGCTGTTAGCGCGCCAGCAAGCAGGCTTGCGGACGTCGATACTGCTCCGATCGCCTCACCGGCCGGTGCTCCGCTCGTCGCGAGCTTCCCGAGCATCGGTAAGAGTTCCTTAACACCGCTCGTAATGCCGCCGAAAGCGTAAAGCAAGGGGCCGGCTGCTGCCGCGAGCGCGGCGACGCCGACGACGGCCGTCTGCATCGGCCCAGGAAGCGCGGCGAAGAGTTCGGCGAGTTCCTTTATCCCGCTAATGATCGGTTCGAAGGCTTGCAACGCCGCGGAAGCGAACGGTAACAACGCCTTCCCGGCTTCGGCGAGCGCTTGCTCCGTCGCGTCCTTAATGTTTTCGAGATCGTTCGCGAAGCCACCGGCCGCGCGCGGAAGCTTCTCGAATTGCGCGATGATCTTCTCGACGAACGTTTCGGCAGAGATACCGGCCGCTTCGAACGCCTTCGCGTCCGTAAAGCCTTCGCCGAAGGCGCCTTTAATGGCGACGCGGATCTGCGGCAATCGCTCCGCAAGCTGATTGATCTCTTCGGCCGATACTTTCCCCTTCGACGCTATTTGCGACAGCGCTAGAACAACGCCGTCGAGATCCGCGCGGCCTTTGCCGACGGTAGCTAGCGCGTTGCCGAATGCCATCAGAGCGCGCTCGCTCGTCTTCGCGGAGAATCCCGCGGCCTGTAAGTTGATCGAGCCTTGAACCGCTTCCTTGAACCCGAGCCCGGGGAGCTTCGCGACTTCCTTAAGCCGATTCAGTTGAACTTCGAGCGGTCCGGCCTCCTTCGTAACGGCCTTGAGGCCGATCTCCAGACTTTGCATATCGGCCGCGGACTTAATCGCCGCTCCTGCGATACCGACGATCGGAAGTGTTACCGACGCGGTAAGCGTCGCGCCGAATTCCTTCGCCTTATTCGCGATCGAATCGAGGCGATCTTGCGAGGCCTTGATACCGGCCGTAAAGTCCGTCTTCGAGAGACTCTCGATCTCTTTTGCGACGGACGCTTGCGCTTTGGCGAAGTCCGCGGCCGATATCTTTCCGGCCTTGTACGCTTCGTCAAGATACTTGAGATTCTTCGAGAGATCGCCGATCTTTTCGCCGATCTGCAGTTGCGACGACGAGACGTTGACGGCCTTGAACGCGTCGGCTAACTTATCGAAGCTTTGCGCGATCGGCGGAACGATGCCGGTTAACTTTTCGAGCGCGCTCTTAACGCCTTCCTGCGCGCGAGCGTAATCGTCGGCCGTAATCCGGCCGTCTTTGTGCGCCTGTTCGATGAGATCGAAAGCGGATTGTATTTGCTTTGCTTGCGCGGCGATCTTCGCGCCTGTATCGCCGACACCTAACTTTTCGAAGGCTTTCGAGATCTGATTGCCGACCCGATTCGCACGATCCCCCGCGCTCTCAAGAGTTGAGATCGCGTCTTTAACGTTGTTCGTTAGTCCGCTCGTATCCGCGTTGACGCGGACGAGAAGCTCTTGTAAAAGCGTCGTACTCATCGGGTCGATAATCCTTTTCACGCCTCGCGGCGTTAACGTTTCTTGTTTGTCTTTTTGCCTTGTGCTTCGGCGAGTTTCTTGTTATGCGCTTCCGTAAAGGCCTTCATCGCCGCGAGCATTGAGTTATCGCTTTGCTCTTCGGCTGGCAAGTAATGCCCGTAGAAGTCGCCCGGCTTCGGCTTCGCCGATCCGTTCGAATGCGCTCCGAAGTAATGCGCGAGCATCGTCCCGCATCGGAGATCGAGACGCCGTTCGCGCTCGCTCCATCGCCGACAAAGCGCGCGGTATTGCGGATAGGTAAGTTTCCAGAAACGCTCTTCGCGAATGTTTAGTTCGAGGCAACAGAAGGACCAGACGCGGAGCCAGTTCCAAGGCTCGTGCTTTGTACTTCCGTTGCTAACGTAGGGTCCGCCGGTTCGCTCACAATGCCCATGAGCGAGGCGAAGACGGCGTTCGTTATCGCGCCTCGATTCTTCGTGCTGAGATGACGGCCGACGCTCGCAAGCGTTAGCGCGCCGTCTTCGTGGACGAGTCCGGCGAATACGATCGCGCGAAGCTCGCTCGCGGTAAAGTCGCGACGGACTTTCGGAATCTTTTTCTTTTTATCTTCGAGGACGAGTTCGCCCTTTGCATCTCTCTCGAAGAGATCGGCGAAGACGTCGGGTAGTTCTTTTCCAGTGATCTCAGAAAAAGCCGCGAACGCGTTGAAGTCGAGAATTAGCGTCCGCGGCTTGTCAAGGATCACCGATATTGCGGCCGCAATCGGTGAAATGTACATAAGCTCCTACTGTGTTTTGTTGTTGTTGTTCGGAAGAGCGAAACGACTAGGCGGGAATCGTACCCCAAGTAATCGCGCCGTCGATCTTGAGCGAAATGTTCGCTTCGATAATGCCGTCGACGGGGAAGCTCATCGGATGCCCCGAGACGTAATAAGCGAAGCTCATCATTGTCTCTTCGGTATCGGAAGGCGGGAAACGAAGCTGCCCGTGTTTCCGCTCCAGGTTTTGCATCTGGTCAAATAGTCCGGTTGCCGGTGCGAGTGTCGCGTCGGACGGATCGTAATTGACGGTGAATTGAAGATCGCCAGCCGCGCATAATACCGCGGCCGTCTCGCGAAAGTTTCCGGCTGTATCGTGAGTAGTTGTATCGACGAAGTCGACGGAGAAACTCGGACCGGAGATCGATTTCACTTTGCCGATCTTTGAGAAAACCTCGGGTGAGGCGCCGTCGCCCACCCAAAGGGTCGTACCTTTGGCTGCTAGTCCTGCCATTAAAAGACTCCTCGCGCCTCACGGCGCTAGTTTTGAAATGAGCGGCCTGTCCGTCGTCTCGACGGTCTATCGTTGAGCCGCGCAACGTTCGCGCGATTAACTACGGGGATTGTGCCGCTTGAAAAGCGCGCGGAACTTGGCGACGATCCGCGCGAAGAGAGACGGCGTCTCTTCCTCGATCGGTTCGTCGAAGAATTCGAACGCGAGCGCGTTTGCTTGAAACGTACACTCGCAGCAGAAATAGATTCGGATCTTATCGTCTTGATCGGTAATGTCGCGGAGCTTCGTCGATATGCACTTCGGACAGCGCATCTACTCGACGTCCTCGCGATAGAGAATGCGAGCTTCGACGCAGCCGCGATAGATCCGCGTATCGGCTTCGTAATCGTGATGAATCGAATCAACGAAGCAATAGAACGAAGGCGGAACGTCTTCGGCGAGCGCGGCGACGATCGCCGCGGCGACGTCGCGAGCCGACGAGAACGTCGAGCCCCATCCGTCGAATTGCCAGAACGACTCCGTAAGAGCTTCCGCTCCGTCGTGCGTATAGTCGAGGCCTCCGCCGACGCGTTTAAACGTCGTGCAGGGCAGCTCTGCGGCTTGTACGCTTTTCATCGGCGAGACGCGCGTCGAAACAAGCGCGGATAGGCCAGCGAAGCCTGTTAGACGGCTGTATAAGAATTCTTCGAGTTGCATTCGGTAATTACCCCTTCGACTTCGCGAAGAGCGCTATAAAGCCTTCGGAGAGCGTCTGGACGACTTTTGTCTTTGCCGCGGCGACGGCCGGACGGATCGCGGGACGAGCTTCGTTGCGAGTTGTTCCGAATTCGAGAGCAGTTGCGCGACTCATCGCGACTTTGCCTCCTGGCGGAACTTTCGCGCGCGGCGACTTCGGATGTCTCGAAGCTCGCCACTCGAACATCGTCCGGCGTTTGTTGGCGCCAGCGAGCGCGGAGATCCGGCCGCGCTTTTGTCGGCCGTCGGCGAAGATCGAATCGATAACGTATTGAGGCCAGCCAGCCGCCGACGCTCGCGATCTCATCTCGTCGCGGACCTCGACGGCCGCTCGCGCGACGATCGATTGCACTTCGGCTTCCGCGGCCGGATTATTCGGCAGGATCTTTGCTAACTGCGTCTGTAATGCGCGAAGGCCTTCGAGCGCTTCGCGACTCGATCGTGTTGCCATTAGCGGACGACTCGACAGCCGAGAAACATCGTCGCCGCGCGATCCGTCGCCGCTTCGATCGAGCGGACGTCGAGGACAAGATCTCCGAATAGCTGAGACGTCCATAGCACGCGCATATCGGCCGCGAGGCCTGGATACGCGCGGATCTCGACGTCGATCCATTGCTCCGACGTATCGCGTCCGGCCGCAAAGCGCTCGCGGCCTTTACCGA